TTGATTCAGCTAAAATTGCTGGACTAGATGTCGATTCAGAGGCACTTGAAGAAGAGGTTCCTTTCACGTTTGAGGACTTTGATCTTCCTGAGAAGCTGAAAGATTCCTTTTAAAATTTAATCACCATAGAAAATGTAACAAAAGAACTGACTAGTGAGTGTTTTTAAATAAGGTATTTTCACTTTTTTGTACAAATATGATATACTTTTGATAAATGGGATACATGGGATAATAGTGAACCCACCATTCACCATTCGAGAAAAAACATGTTTACATGCAAAGTGATTTGCATACAATAAAAAGAAGCCAGGATGCGTCAACATCCCGGCAATGTACAATGAGGCCCTTCAAGGGGCTGGCTTATCAATTAGATAGTTTTAAGGATAGACTTTCCCTTCAACCGTCCAAAGCTCAAGGGGAGTCTATTTTTTGTTTATATACGTCAACAAAGCAAGGATAAACATCCCGAATAAAAGCATTAGGGAAATCGCTTGGAACGTTGACATGAGCATCACCCCCTTCCTATCGGGGATGAGCCAGACACCCTTGAGCAAGCCGTTCAATTGTACGTTCTCAATTATACATGAAAAGATTGGAAAGCACATTCAAAAAATGGATGTGCTTTTTTGCATTCAAAAAAACAAATCAAAGGGAGTTTTTAAACATGAGCGAAAAACAAACAAACAACGTATATGATCTTTCATTCTTTATGCCAGGACAAACAGCTGAAACAGAAGAAATCAAATCAATCATTTCAAAGCGCTTTGTTGATAAAAAGGGTGAAGTGATTCCATTCGTATTCAAAGCCATCACAACTGAACGTATTGATGAACTGGAGAAAGAAAACACAACTTACAAGAATGTAAAAGGTCGTGGACGTGTGAAAGACTTAGATTCTCAACGTTTTTACGCACGTATTGCGGTTGAATCAACTATTTATCCTGACTTTAAGTCAAAAGAATTGCGCGAAGCATACAACACCCAAGATCCAGTCGAAGTGGCAAAACGTGTCCTATCTGTCGGCGGAGAATATGCGAACTGGTTAAACAAAGCCATTGAGGTTAACGGTTTTGAAGATGAAATTGAGGACCTTGAAACTGAAGCAAAAAACTAATAAAAGACGGGAACAAAGAGGCTGTGTATCTGTATTACTGCATGCATGAGCTTCATTACTCCCCGTCTGAACTCTTAGAGGTCTATGAAGCGCCAAGGCGTTTCAAGGGCTTTTTGTTTGGGTTAATAGCACATAAATTAGAAGTGCTTGAAAAGGAATCGAAGAAAGGAGGATAAGACATGGCTCGTTTAACAGCACGGTTTGATTTACAAGACCGGATCACGCGTAAATTGCGTTTGGTCAGAGGGGACTTAGAACGACTTGATAGATTGCGCCGCAGATCAGAGCGGCCAATTACTTTAAGAATCAGGGACAATGCCACAATTGCATTAAGACGTGTGCAGCGGTTTGTTTTGCGTGATCTTGCTCGAACTTATCAGCTGACGCTTGATGTAAATGATCTGGCCACAAAAGCACTACGAAAGTTCAATGGCTTTGTGCAGCGCAAGATGCCGCGTACTCATAGCGTGTTGATGCGTATTAAAGATCAGGCAACACCAGGGCTTGTCAGGCTGCGTCGTTATATCAACCGTAACTTTGGTAAAGTAGAACGGTTTGCCATAACGGTTCATGATCGTGCGACCGCAGGGATCAAACGTATTGCATCATATGCAGCGCGTCAGCTTGGTCGAGGATACAGCTATACCATTAGAGCCATTGATATGGTCCGACGTACAGTCAGCCGTATAGCGTCTTATACACGGAATACGTTAGGTACTGAATACAGGGTGGCGATCAATGCGATCGATCGTTTCACCGCTCCAGTACGTGGAGCTGTCTCATTTGCAAATACCCATTTAGGACGGACTTACACAACCACAATTAAGGTCCTTGATCTTATCACAAAGCCATTGAGAGGGATCGTATCAGCTGTCACCAGTACACTTGGATTGCTTGGAGTCGGTGCCGGTGCAACAGGTGGTATTGTCGTGCCGCTCAAAATGGTAGCGGATCGACAGAATATGACCACTGCGTTTGAAACTTTGCTCGGAAGCAGGGGTAAAGCAGATGCACGACTGGATGAACTGACAGCATTTGCTGGTCAAACGCCATTTACTCGTGATGAGATTTATGAGTCAAGTCGAGTTCTTCAGGTGTTTACGGGCAATGCCCTTTCTACGACTGAAGGTATGAAGCTAGTCGGGGACGTTGCCGCAGGTGTTCAACGGCCGTTCTCAGAAGTTGCGCTATGGA